TTCGCGGATGAAGTTCACGGCCTTGTCGTAGAGGTAGTTGTAGTCTCCATCGCCGTCGATGATGGCCATCGAGAACGCCGACAAGAAGTCCGACGGTCGGGCAAGGTATTGGTTGCCCGACGTGGTTGTTGCGGTCGCGTTCTTACGCAGCTCGGGGATTTGCACCGAGCGATAGATGCGTTCCTCGGCCTGCTGGACGAAGTTAGGAATGTTGGAAACGAAAGACGTTTCCGTCGATTCCAGATAGTCCTGCAGAGCCTGTGTAAGCTGCGTGTAATTCATCTATCAGGCCTTGTATTTGCCGCCCTTGGTAGCCGCGCCCATACCCCGGCACATGCCACCATTGGCCATCTTGCCTACGCCATCCGCAGCGAAAGCCGGAACCTTCTTGCCGCCCTGCTGCACCATCTTGAGTTTGCCGCCCGATTTCTTCTTCATGTTTTCGGGCAGGTCAGCACCTTCTCGATCAGCCGAACGGTTGGCGCGGGCGACCATGGCGGCGAGCTCCGAGTCCTCGACCAGATTGGCGGGGCGGGCTTTCGGGCGCACGGTCGGCTTACCCAGCGATGCGGGGCGCGGCTTGGGGCGGGGCGAGGTCTTCATCATGGTCATTCTCCGTCTGTTGTAACGACTGTTACATTGCCTACAGAAGATATCATGTACTGGGCCGGGTTCCAAACAGGGTTAAACCCGAAGAGCCCATTCCCCGGTGCATAGTCCGGTCGAGGGTCGCGCAGTGCCTGCGGATCGTTGATCTTGATGCGCCCAAGGAAGTTTTGGGGTTGGTCAGGATCAACGATGTCTCGGCCAACGCGTAGCCCGGTTTTCATGCCGTTCTGGTATTCCCAGACCAGATCAGACAGCTTGTATCGAAATCCGCTGCGGTCGCAGATACCAAAGGCGTGCTTACCTTTTGCGTAGGCGCTCATGGATAGCTCCCGAACGGCACGAACATGACCGAAGAACGATCCCGATCCTCATTCGCCGCCAGTTCAAATTGTTCATCGTACAGCTGCTTGAGGGGAAGCACGCGGTCCATGACTTCCGGCTTCTTCATGGCAATGTAGTAGGCCAGCCCCGCGACGAGCGCGGGGACAAAGCGCGGCGGCACCGAGTTCGTATCCCCACCAATACCCGACTCCAGCCCATCAATGCCTTTCAGTCGGTAGTAGAACAGGGTGTACGTCTGTGTGCTATCCGGCAGCGGCCATAGCGTCACCGTGGTCGAGGTGGCCAGACGCTGCACGAAAATCTGGGTCGGGCGACCCGTGATCTGTTTGTTGGTCTGCTGGGCGTAGGTAGAGACAGAGATACGCTCAAGCGAGGTATCGACCTGCGAAGTCCCCGTACCAGTACGCAGCTGGTGCTCGATCAGATCAATCGTGCCTGTAGGCATCGTGTAGGTGCCCACACCCGCAGTGAGCGCCTGCGTTCCCGCTTCGATGGTGAAGAGGTTCAGGCCCCGGTTGGCCCATTCTAGCGTCAGCAGATTGAGGCTGCGCCGTGCGGTTTTCAGGTCGTACCCAGACCGCATTTCGAGGCCCGCCCGTTCAAAGGCTTCCTCAAACAGTTCGGGCATGTCGGGTACAATGACGGCCATGTTCAGTCCCTAAATTTCGCGGTCTTCCGTGCGATCTTCTTAGGTTGTGCCACAAACTGCTTGCCTTTGCGAGTGCCCTCGCGTTTGGCACGGGTGGTGGCCGCGTATTCCGAAGCGGACAGGGATTCGCGCGCCTTCTTAGGAAGATAGCGCTCTCCCGTGGGTTTGGGGCCAAGCGTCGAATTCTTGCCGCTTTTGGTGCCCCAGTCTTCCTTGGTCCACTTGGAGAGGGACTTCTGGGCTTCGGTCTTTTCGCCCGTGTACCCGCCGCCCCTCTCCTTGTAGATTTTTCCAGCGAGTTGCATGGCACGGGCGGAATGTTTTCCACCCATCTTAGCCTTGGCTTGCGCCTTAGCCTGTTCCCACAGCTTCTCGTTGGTGCGCCCCATGATTACTTGAAGCCCCGCACACACTTGGCTGCGCGGGCGCAATCACCGGGATTCCCACATTGCGAGCACGGGGTGAACTCTGCAGCCTGTTCGACCGCGGAAGTATCGACCTCTACCTTAGCGACTTTCGATGTAGCTTTTTTGGCCATCAGCACATCTTCCCTTTGGTTTTGCCCTTCATGCAGCAGCCGTCCATCTTGACCTTACCACCCTTTTTCATCGGGGTAGCCATAGCGGAAAGGGTGTTCGTAGGCTTACCAGCCACCGCACTAAAGGGCCTGTTCACCATAATACCAGAGGGCATACCTTCCGGGCGACCGCCGGGCATGCCAGCAGGTTTTCCGGGGTAGAGCGCACGGGGGGTGCCACCAAACTGAGGGCGAGGAATACCACCGGGAGGGATATCCTGCGGACCAATTCCGGGTCTGCCACCAAACATACCGCCGGGCATTCCCCCAGTGGCTTCGCCACCGAAGTGCATCTTTTTCACTTTTCTCTTCGTCTTGGGGGCAGTGGAAATCTGCTTACCCATGCTTCCTCTGTTCATTTCTTCTTCCCCTTTTTCACACCCTTGATGGTGCCCTTGTTCTCGGCGGCGTAGAAGATGCGGTCGCCCTTCTCTTTGCCGTATTGCTTTTCCATCGCGGCCTTGATCTTGGCCCCTTTTTTGTTCAGCGGCATATCAGCAGTTCCATGCTTTGAGGGACAACGCTTTGCGGGTCGGGCGACCCTTTTCATCCTTCATCGGCCCCGGCATGCCACTCATACGGGCACAGAAAGACTTGCGCCGCTTGGCATCTTTCTCTGTTTTCGGGTGCGGGGCGGGGGGCTTCAAGTTCATGCCTTGAGCCTTGGCAGAGGCGCGACCCTTTGCGTTCAACCCGCCCTTCGGGTCTTTACCTTCTTTGCGCTGCCACGCGGGTGTCTTAGCCATTGTAAATCAAAGTCCCCTCTAGCTGAATGGAACCCGGAGCAGCGTTAGACTGGATGAGTTGCCATTGAATATCCGTCTTCTCAGGATAGCCCCTCGGCAATATACGCGTCGAAGAGTAGAACTGCGTGAAAGGCGCGTTAAGCACCACTACAGGGGTAGATACACCATCCACAAACAGCCGTGACCACACCCGATATGTACAAAATTGTGTACCGTTGTTCGTGGTAAACGCCTGTGCTCGCGTCAGGTAAAACGTATACCCCAGCGGAACAGTGTAGATGCTAGCCTGTGACCGCCCCGTTCCGGGGTTGATCTGGGCGTAAGTTACGCCAGCGTTGGTGGCCGTAACCGTACCAACCGCATCTCCACTAACGATTTGAAGAGCGTTTATACGGAAGAAAACCGCAGTGCCGCTCGTCACCGTCCCAGTGGTGCTGTTGTTGAACGTGACTGTGGCGGTCTTTGAGGCATATGTAGCGTCCAGCCCCTCCACACGCACGGTAATGGTTTCGCTAGACGAACTAGCAAACGCCATAGTCACCGCCGACGACGGATAAACGTAGTCGGTATTGTTAGATTTTTCCCACACAGCCCGGAACGTAGTTCCATGAGCGGTGTTGTACCCTTGAACGTTGACTAGGCTATGACCTGTGATCTGGCCACGACCTACCTGCAGTTCGAATGGCTCGGTGAGCCCGAACCGAGAGATGGATGATAGCTCCCGAGCCATTCTAACTCCTTACGACCAGAACAGCGTCATCGCGGTGACGTTCGTGGCGGTAGCCACGTATGGGTCTGCATCGAACAGAACCCCGTTCCCCGGAATGAAGATGTCGTAGGTTCCAGCGGCACCGAAATCCAAGTCGAGCTTGGTGGACCCGCCGTTACCAGAGGTCAGCGTGATCCGGCCTGCACCCGACAAGGTGGCCACGACCTGACGAATACGTGCGCGCCCGATAGAGGCCGCGCCAGTACCCGTAAGGCGTTTAGAGCTTACGTCATATTCGTCGGCCATGCGGGCCTCCTATTAGCTGGCGGAGATTACAGCCAGCGTATCGACGCGCAGCCAGTTGGTGCCGTTCGAGAAGGCCAGAACCGGAGAGCCAGCCGCGCCGTTCGACACGTAGATCACCGAGCCTGCGCCCGAAGCCGCAGCCGACGGAGCGCCCGCGACGGTGTAGGTCGGAACTTTGACGAGGCCCGTGACCGAACCCGTGACCGAGCCAATGAAGCCGTTCTCCGAAGTTACCGGACCCGAAAAGGTGGTAGAAGCCATAGCAGTACCCTTTGCACAAGGTTTAGCCGTACAGTCTGTGCAACGTCAGGGAGGGCGTCCTGTCTGCACGGCTCGTTAGCCCATGCAAAGATACTACGCACAATCGTATAAAAAAGAAAGGGCCGCGTAAGCGGCCCCTCCCCACCACTTGCGTGGTTGTTTCGCTTACGCGCCCGGCGAACCGTAGATGCCCAGCGGGTCCGAGACGCCGAACGAGTAACGCTCACGTGCCTTGTAGCGCACGTTGCCGGTGTCGAAGTCACCGTCCATCGAGGTCGACATAGCAACGCGCACGAAGTGCTTCATGCCGTTCGGGATGTCGGTGGTCAGGTACCACGCATCGTTGTCGGTCAGGTAGTGGTTCACGCGGTAGCCTTCGGGGATCGACCCGTTGGTACGCAGCGCGTTGATGTCGTTGTCTGCGGTGCCCACACGACCTTCGGTCTGCAGGAGGCGCGTAGCAACGAACATCAGGCTCGGCGGAACGATCAGCTTGCGCGGACGCGCAGCGACCAGCAGACCACGTTCGTCGCGGTAGGCCGCGATGTCGATGACCGCTTGTTCCAGCGAGGTTTCGTTCAGGTCGGCGTCAACCGCAGGGCGGTTGGCGTTGTTGCCGCCCGAAACGGTCGGGTGCGCGGTGCTGAACAGGGTCACACCGTCGCCCGACTGGAACGTGGTGAAGCCCGTGTTGAGCAGAGCGGCAGCCTTGACCTGCTTGGTGTACGCCATCGCGCGAGCGAGCGCCTTGGTGTAACGAGCCGACAGCGAGTCGTACAGGTTGTCTTCCATAGCTTCTTCGGTGATCGAGAAGCCCATGGCCACCGTCTCGTGATTGTAACGAGCGGTGAACGATTCCTGTGCGTTGTCGTAGGTGATCGCCGAACCTTCGGGTTTCACCGGAGCAGCGCCGAACCCCGACAGCTTGACTTCCTCTTCGAACGAACGTTCGGAAGTTTCCGTCTCGTAGATTTCAGCATGCTCGTTTTCGTACTTGGCGTACTCAAGGCCGAACAGGGCGTTAAGACCCGGCAGCAGTTCCTTGAGGGCCTGTGCGCGCGAAATAGCCATTAGTTAGCCCTCCTTACACGCCAACCGCAGCGGTCAGCTGGGTGTAGTTGAGTTTCACGACCAGCAGCGGATAGGCCGTGCCGGGCTCGTCGCCACGCGGGCCACCAACATAGTCGATGATTCGCAGCGGGAGGTTGGCATCGGTACCGATGGTGGACGCATCGAGCGCCACGCGCGAGGCTTTGAACGTGGTGTTCACCGCGCCTTGCACGATGGCAGCGTTCTTGCCGTAGATGTCGTTCGCGTTGGCAATAGCAGCCGAAGCTTGGACAACGTACAGAGCCTGCGGGTCGTCAGCGACGAACGCCAGAGCGTCCGAAGCAACGGTGCCAGTCGGCCACATGTTGCTGAACGTCAGCTGCCCGGTCGACGGGTCAGTGTACGAGCAGCCCATGAAAACGCCCAGCATGGCGATGTCGGCGGAAGTGTCGCCAGTCGCGGTCTGCTTGATGATCGTGGTCGCGGAACCGCCATCCGACAGCGCGACGATATCACCTGCGGCGATGTTGGCAGCGTAGCCCGACGCGATGGGGTACTGGCGGAAAACCTCCAGCGAGCCATTGTCGAGACGGCCAGTCACACGCAGACCGAAGGGAGCATTGATCGAACCCATAGGTTCTCTCCTTCATCTACAGTTTCGGTTCTCGGTAAAAGTCATTTACCGAACGAGGTTTTGCTTGAACGCTCGGGCCGAAGCACGGGCATTCTGGGGTCGGATTCCCGCATAAAGTTCCTGTCCACGGCGTCGATCTGGCTTTGCGCCAATTCGAGTTGACCGTCGACACGAGCCTGCACGTCCTCAGTCGGAGCTTTGCAGAGCAGTAGACCGCCCACTTCGATGTTGCCCTTAAACCGGGAATCAACATCGGACATGATTTGCAGCTCAGGATGATCCTCAGCCCTTACGGGGGTATAGCCCTCACGGAACCGAGACGACACGTTCGTCATGTCTGCGTTACCCAGTGTGGAGGTGCGAATCCACCGGAACTTATAGCCGTCCTGCGGTTCGGGGGTAGGCAGCATCGACTGTCGCTTCCACGTCTTTTTGCGCGGACTCGTGGTTTCACGAGTTTCGAGGGTACGTGGGGTCCGGTCAGCCATTTTGCATGTCCTTGAGCTTCTGCGCCGCGAATGCCTTGAGTGGCACACCGAGCCGCTTGGCGAGAGCAACTTCGGTCGAGGTCAGCACAATTTTGCGTGGTGCTTTGGGGCTGCGAGCAGCGGGGGCGACCACGGGGCCAGCCTGACGACGGGGTGCTTTATCCTCGGTGGACCCATCATCAAACTTATCAGGGAACGTGCGGCGAACCGCATCGTCGATCCTAGAGTAATACAAATCACTCGTTGGATCAATTCCTTGCGATACGAGGTCTTCATGAACACCCATAACATATCCTGTCATGGCCTTATCTTTCATGAACCACGTATTTTTCTCTGCCCATTTCACCGCCTTGTCGTCCGGCTGCGGGATTTGCGGAGCGGCTTTTTGCTCGACCTGCTTGGTCGGAGCGGGGGTCACGGGCAGGTCTTGGGCACCGCGCAGCTTGTAGTTCGACACACGGTCGTGTTCGACCTGCAGCTTGAGCAGCCTTTCCTGTGCAGCGAGAACTGCATCGGCATCGCCGCTCTCGTAGGCCTGCTTATACGCGGCCTTCGCAGAGCTTAGCTCGCTTTCCAGTCGCGCCTTGGTCTGGTTGACGAGGACGGATTCGCCTTCGACATAGGCCTTGCGAAGCTCTTCGTTCTCTTTGCGGACTTTCTCCGCATAAGAAATTGCTTCCTCGCGCAGGCGGATGGCCTCTTCCTTCGCGCGGCGCTCGGCATGCTGGTCGAATTTCAGCTTGTTGATACGCTTCTTGACGCTCTCGGAATATCCTTCGAGGTCGTCGTCAGTCGCGCCGTCCTTCGTATCCTGCTCTACCTCAGCCGCTTTCGGCTTACCTCGGTCCTGTTCAGGAGTGTCATCTTGGACTTCAATCTCCAGATCGTCCTCGGTTTCGAAATCGACTTCGATGTCATCAGCTTTGTCGCTCATGCCCGGCTATACCCCCGTGGGTCTTCGACAACCGCTTCCACGGTGTCATCGTTGATAAGACGAAACTCCTTGCCCAGCACCTTGAAGCGCGTGCCGGAATAGGACCGGAAGATGATGAAGTCGCCTTCTTTGCACCACGGCCCGCTGGGGAACTTGTTCTCGTCAGAGTAGGCTTCGGGGCCTGCCTTGACGACAAATCCGATGAGGGAGGCCGTCTCTTCCGCTTTTTTCAGCTGATCGGGCATAAACACGCCGCCTTCGGTCTTTTCGCTGACTTCGGGGATGGCGATGAGGAGTCGATACCCTGACGGCTCTGGCAGCCTCGCCCTGATATTTTCGTCTTCGACTTTGTTAGCCGTATACATGTTTTCTCCTGCAGTGATTCAGGCTCACAGCGCCTTGCGCGGGGTATCCGCGTAAAACAAAGAAGTATACTGGTTGCTGTCAGTCCGCAATAAACCTTTTCTCTAGGTCTTTCACGTCATCTTCAAACCGACGCATGGCGGTGTATTCCCCCACCAAACGGCAGTAATCCTCGTAGCTCTTGGCCCCGCCACAGGCGAGGCCTTCCTGCAGAGCCTGTTTGCGTTCGTTTACGCTGCGGAGCAGCAGCGCAAAGACGGTATCTTCCATCAGCTAGTTTCTCCGGGTTTGATCGGGCCTCGACGGTCTTGCAGTGCCCGTGCCGCTTCGATGGCCAGCCGCGTGCCCTCAACCTGTGCTTTGACATTTTCACGCACAGCGTCGGTGGCGAGCTTGGCCATGGTGTTGGCGGCGGAACGGTCGTTTTCGCTCTCCACGCGCTCTTGCTGGACGACCAAGTTGCCTGCCTGCACAGCGGCCTGCACCTGCAACTTCTTGTTGTCGATGTCGATCTTGTGCTCCAGTTCGCGCTGCTTCAACTCCAGTTCTTTCTGCTGGATGATGGTCAGCGGGTCTTGGGCTTGCTGCTGGGCCTGCTGTTGCTGCTGCTCGGCCATATTCTTGTTCAGCAGCTTGCTTGCGGCCTGCGCCACCAGCCGCGACAGCTGGATTTCCACATCTTCCGGCAGCGGCTCGCCTTCGGGCGGCAGCGGAACACCCAACTGCTGCTCGATTTCCTTGCGGTACTTGTATGCAAGGTGCTCGGTGATATGCGACATGGCCGCGCCCTGAATGGCGCTGGCGAAGGGCGATTGGCCGATCATCTGCATGATCATCGGGTCTTGCATCGCCGCCATGTGCGAAGCGATATGGGCGTCGTGATCTTGGTACAGGAACGCCTTGACGGGCTCCTGCTTGAGGATCGCCATGTTCTCGGCCACCGGGTCCATCGGCTTGATCGTGCCCGGAAGCTTGATGATGTCGCCCGCGTCTTGGATGCCCAGCACCTCCAGCATTTGCTGGTGCAGTTTACCCATATCGTACAGCTGCGGAGCCTGCTGCGAAAGCTGCAGCGCGGCCTGATACTGCATGATCCGCTGAGCCATGGTGGCGGCGTTGGGGTCGGAAACCGGAATCACATCCACGCGCCCGTCGAAATCTTCGACGCGGCTGTGTTCGCCCTCGACCTCATAAATATAGGTGTCCGGCATGTAGTCGTGGATGATGCGCGCAAGGATGCGCAGTTCCTGCTTCATCGCAGCGTGCAGACGGGCTTGAACACCCGACATAACTTTCAGGCTGCGTTCGAGCAGGGCGAGCGTTGTCCCCACAGGAGCCTGCGCGTTCACGTCGCCAACTTGGATGTCCGCCACGGAGCCGATGCGACGGCCCTCCTCAACCACATTCCCCAGCAGCTGGTAGAGGACACCCGACGGTTCCTTGTAAGGCAGGGGTAGCAGGCTCTCCCGCAGCGAACCGCTCGTTACGTCGGCATCGCGCCATTCGCCCGGCATCAACGGGGTGTTATCCCCCTTGATTCTCAAGGACTTAGCCTTGAAACCTGCGGGCAAGTTGGAGAGTGTCCCAGCGTCGATAAGCTGTCGCAGGATCGACGTGGCGGACTTCGCAAGGCCACCGATCAGATGGATCAGGCCTGTTCCGTAGAACCCCATACCCGGCAGGTAGGGGTAATGAGTGAAGTGCATCAGCTTGCGCTTCTTGGCGTCATCCTCTTTCCAGTTACGGCGGATGGCGAGCACAGTCTTAGATGTTTTGTCGATGGTGATGACGTAAGGCCGGGCGACGCCATCGGGATCAGCAAACGGTTCCGGCAGGTCGATGTCGACGTGCATCTCCAGCAGGGTACGACGCGGATCGTCGTCCATCACCGGATTGTCGCCCGCCAACTCGTTGTACTTCTCTTCAATGTCCGAGACATCTTTCTCGGCATCGGGGAGTTCCACATCGCGGTAGAAGCCCACCACCTGCAGTTCCCGCACCTCGTTGTCCGTCTTTTTCATGACGTGGGTGTAGCGCGGGCAAACACGGAGGTTCGACGCGCCATAGGACACCACGAAATCTTCGGCGGGAACAAAAACAGAGGCAGGGAGTTCCGTGATCGGATCGTAGTAGGTTTTCTTGAACGCGGAGCCCGCCAGCGGCAGGCGGAACAGCATCTGCTCCATCTCGTCGCGGTAGTCCACCATCTCTTCGGTGATGAGATAGTTCATCTCGTCCTGCACCCGCTGGGCCTGCTCGGCCTTCTCAGGGGTCAGCTTTCCCATGATTTTGGTGCGCACAGGGCCAGAGGCGGGCATCAACTCGCTCATGGCCTGCGCTTGGAAGCGCACCACGGCCTCGGTCAGCATCGGGTGGAACACCCCCGACGCGCCTTCCCACGGCTGCGAGCGGTCCTCGATCTTCATCCCCAGCAGGTCCAGACCCGTGATATAGGCCATGGCCCAATCTTTGCGGCTGTCGCGGTCAGCGAGGAACTGCGCGATGAGCTCGGACGCCATGCTCTCTAGCTCGCCTTCGTCAATATCTTCGGCGAGGTTGGCCCCATGATCGACGACCGCATCTTCGGACTCGTCGTCTTCGGGCTTGCCAAAGGCAACCGTGACCTCACCAGTCTCGGTGTCAACCTCGATGCTGGGCTCACTTTCGGAAAGCACGTCAACCTCGATTTCGGACTCGGTGTCCGGGATGAGGTCAAAAGGAGTCATGGGTTTTACGATTGCCATAGCGTGTCCCCTACAGGTCTGTGGCAGACTATAGCAGGAAGTTCGTGAGGGACGCTAGGTTAAGTTGAAATGCCGTAGCGCAGTCAGTCCAGCTGTGACCAAATCAGATTCCGCCTGTGCTTCATCTGTGCGTCCCTCTGCCCCTGTTGTAGGACAGCCGTGCGGACCCCGCAATAGAAAAGGCCCGCCGGGGAGTAAACCAGCGGGCCAAGTCCAGCAGGGAGGTAGTGTGGTGGTGGTA